GTGTTACCATCTAGATCATTAACTAGATTTTTAATCAAGTTATTTCTTCCTTTATGCTCTACGAGATACTCCATCTCGTCATGATATGATTCAAAATGTTGTGGAGCATGTTTACAAAGTAGAACTTTTATCCTAAACTTAGAAAGGTAACCTTCTTTGATTAGATCATCTGTTTTGGTAACTTGTTCACACTCACCAAAGAGTCCTTCAAGTACCCACTTATGAGTCTTAGATCCATCTAGTGTTCCAGTAAATCCAAATCTATACTTAGCATTATGCAACTTAGTCATGATGCCAGTTAGTGATTTACTCTTGAATAGATGTGCTTCATCACCAATGACACAATCTATGTCATCAAAATATCTTTTGGGAAACTTGTAGATAGATTGCCAAGTAGATATAATAATATTTTTATCAGTAACCTTATCCTTACCACCATAAATCTTATGAATAAAGTCGTCAGCATTCCACCCGTAAGAAATAAAATCATTGACCATCTGCTCAACGAGGGATGTAGTTGGGACGACTATAAGTATCTTCTTTGCGGTGGCAGCATAGTATCTGACTATGGAGTAGATCATGAGGGATTTTCCAGATCCCGTAGGAGAAAGTAACAACTTACGATTGTTCTTTATTGCTTCATAGACAGCATGATATTGATAATCTCTAGGTTCTATCTTAGAGATTTTTTTCATGTATTGTTTTACTGCTGGTAATGAGACTAATTTATTGTCTTGACTTATGTCTCCGTACCAATCATTCTTTTCATACTCTACAATATATTGTTTTTCATCTGCCCATGTCTGTACATGTTTCATTAGACCATGATACAAGTCTCCTGTAGCAGGAGAGTATAGACGTATAGTTCCATCCCAGTATTTGTATCTGGGATTTCTTTTTAAAAACTTAGCTTCTGGAACTTCAAATGTGAAGTAGTCCGCTAATTCTCTATGGACGTATTCCTCATCAGAATGAATAGTTATATAAACTTCATTCTTTTTCTTTACTGTTAGATGTGTCATTACTGTCCATTAACAAATTTCTCCCACTCAATGGCACTCTTTATTTGAAATCCTCTATTAGATATTTGCTTCATAACCTGATCTAGAAAATATAACATCTGTTCTAGATACTTGATCTTTGCTTCTAGGTTGATGATCTCATCATCAGACTCTATGTAGACCTTCATCTTTTCAGTTGTTTTTATATGAGATCCAAATGGTTTAGCAGCATACGTCTTAGCATCCGCCTCACCAGAATAGTACTCACGTTTTTCTTTTACTAATTTACGAATTTCAAACTCTAAAGAAGTTTTTATTTGAGATGTGTCAGTGTAATGGTTTAAGTATTTATTGTGTTGGAAAGGGATGTCTAATGCGAGTTGCCCTAAGTCAGCACTATATTGTTTGTTCTTAAATTGAAAGTCTACATGACTATCTTCTGCCCAATCTTCTCTAAGTTTTTGAAATTTATTACGAAGAGATTCAAAATTCATATTTTCTTAAATGTCTTATCACGTAGGAAGAACTGCTGATGTTTAAATGTTACGTTAGCAGTAATGTATTCTACATCTCCTATTGTAGCATCAAATTGCAAATTTGTCAGTGCTACAGGGAATAAATTTTGATAGTCTACCACAAATGCAGGGTTGTATTGACTTGTAGTAATTAGTAATTGTCCGTTAGAGAATATATCTTTCTCTGGTGTTTCACGTGCCATCTGATCTGCGTTGCCATTGTCACGCATCCATTTGTATATACTATTATAATTTTTTAGATCTTCGTCTACAATAAAAGTTACTGACAGATCACCAAACTCTACTCCTCCACCAGGTATAATAGGCAAGTTTCTAAACTGACTTGCTATTTGTGTTGTAGGCATATTGATATCAGGAAGGTTTGCTGATTGACAAAAGAAATCCGTACCCTCAAACTTTTCTAGTTTAAGGATAAAACCAATAGGGTTTAAAAAATTCCTATTGGTTGGTTGTTCTTTGTACCAATCTGCTCCGCCTACAGGCATGTTAATATCTCAACTACCTATTATTTATAGTTGAGTTAATACCTGTTCTTTTATTGCGTCTACTACGTCTTTTACAATGCTTACATCAATACCCATGAAAGGAGGTATTAGTCCTAGAGTTCTAAACAGACCATCGGCGAACAGTGCCATAAATGCAAATCCAAGCACCATGCTAATTTGACCAGCGTTTCTGTTGTGTTGGTTGATAGCAAAATCTATCATCTCACTAACTTCTTCTTTACTAACCATTGTTTGTTTCTTGGTTTTAAAAGAATTTTTAGTTGGAGGTTTTTGTTTTGATTTTTTAGAGATTAAATCTCTACCGTATTGAGATAATACCATGATTGTAATTTGATAATTGTATTATAACAGAGAATTAGTTTATTGCCAATACTCATCTAGGACATCGAAGGTCTTGTTTAGGTACTCGTTAGCACCTATACATTCCCATTTACCCTTTTCCCCAATCTCACATTTGTAATGCAGTTCTCTTTTGAGTTGCATAAGTCGATTGGTCATGGCGACTTTATCGAGTCTACCGTTCATCGTTTTTCTGTATATCTACAATACTATTTAAACATAAAAAAAGGGATCCCGTAGGATCCCTGTGTGTGTCCCCTAACAATGTTGGGGGATTTTCCATATTTTGGTAACACGCATTACCAATATTTGGACTATGTTAAGTTAGCAACTCTAACTCTTCTGTAGTACTGGTTCTTACCGTGTGTAAGAGCTTCAGCATCAGGAGTGCTTCCGTTAAGTACAAATGGGTTAGCAACCATACCGTATCTAGTCTTGAAGCCAATCTTGGGCTGGAAGGTAGATGGGTCGATGCTTCTTAACATCTGTAGGGGAACGTATGGGCAATAGAACAGTCCTGCGTCATAAGGTGATGTACCTTTGTATCCTACAACATAGTAGTGTGTATTAGATACGTTTGCTGAATAAGGATCAACGAAGACCTTAATTCTACCGTTCATTGTACCAACTAAAAGGTTACCTGTGTCGTCTACTTCACCAATTGAAGGACCACCAGCACCTGTTAAACCAGAAGAGTAGTCTAGAGTACCAGACATAGCAAGGGCACTTGCAACATCAGCAGATGTTAGGATAAAGTTACCCTTTCCTCTACGAGTTTGCTGTGCGATTGCGTTTGCATCTCTTTCGATTTGGAACATAAGTCCTTTGAATTTCTCAACTGACCATCTTCCATTACTATCTACGTCTAGATCAAATACACCAGCGTTTGCAACGTTGTTTTGTGCACCTGACTTAGCAACTGTATATACAGTTCTAACAACCTCACGGTTGATTTCAGCAAGGATCTCACTTGATAGTAAGTTAGCAAGTTCCTGCTCTGCATCAAGACCGTGAATTGCTTTCAAGTCTTGTGCTAGTTCTAGAGTGTACTCTGCCTTTAGTGCTCTTGTTTTAGCAGTAACAGAAGTCTTCTCTATACTGAAACTCATCTCGTTAAAGAGAGTAGATCCAGAACCTAGAACTTCAGCATCTTCTCTAGCGATATTACCAGCAGTACGCTCGTAGTTACCAGCAGTTGTACCACCACCAGATGTATCGTTAAGTAAACCTGGGTTAGCATCAGTTGTACCACCGTCTCCAAGAGGAGATGCAGGGTCGTTGAATGCAGCAGGTCCTTGTGTGTTACCAGAGAAGTTAGGATCTGGTTCGTTGAAGAGTGCTTCGTTTCCAGCTCTTAGTGCAGATCCATTTTGCTGATAGTGTGACTTCATTGCAAAGATTAGTCCTGTAGGACCGCTCATTGGTTGTACACCACAGATGTCGTATGCTACTAAGTTTGGCATAGCACGACGGATGAGGCTAATCATCACTGGATCGAAACCAGCTAGACCACCTGTTTTAGTTGTGAGTCCAGAACCTGAGAGACCGTCGCCACCAATGGCACCAACTGTGTTGGATGCTTCATTGATCATACCACGCTCTTCTCTAAGTTGTGACTCTGTATTTTCTAACAAAACAGCGGTAACTGCCTTTCTATAATTGTCTTTGATGGCACCAGCACCTTCATGACTTAGAACAGGGTTCCACTTTTCTGTTAGAGCTTTTGAGTTAAACATTTGCTCTTATGAGAAAAATTGGGAATATAATTTATTGCCAGCGATTCATTGCATCAAGGTATTGTGCCATTGCTGGACTAATATCCTTATCTGATGCTCCTTCTACTGGAGTTTCGTCTGCAACTTCACTTTGTGTTACAGTTTTTTCTGTGAAATAAGACTCTTTGATAGTTGTTACTTTCTTAGAGAACTCTTCCTCAGTTGTAAACTCTAGACTCTCAGCGAGTGCAGCGAGTTTGTCCTTCTGAGTATCTGCCAATCCTTCTGAAACATTCTTCAGAATAACAGTTTTTGCAGACTCGTCTAGACGTTTTTGTAGTTTCACATTAGCTTTGACCTGTTCGTCAAGCTTGGTTTCCATCTCACGAATAGAGTCAGCCATACCTTCTACCACATCGACTTTCTCGTCTGGGATAGAAATGTAGTGCTCCTCAAAGAGACCCTTAAGACCCGCAATGAAGTCTTCGGTGATCTCATTTCTGATTCCACGATCAACGGCTACTTGATTAGTCTCCATCCATTGACCTATGGCGTAGTTTACTGTGCCATTTACTTCCTCGGAAAGCTCTGCCTTAGCAGCATCTACTTGCTTTTCGAGTTCTGTAGCAAAGTGTTCTACAAGCTTGTCGTACTCTTCATTGAGTTTTGCTTTGATTGCAGCTTCAAAGATAGTCTTTGCTTTCTCAGCAAACTCTTTTGAGAGTTCTGTTCCCTCTAATAGGGCGTTGACATCATCGGAGACATCAAGGTCTTCGTATGATGGTTTGATTGGATAGGTTACAGCAGAACCTGTACCAGTTCCGTATGCAGCATCTGCACCAACTGTAGGTTGTGTACCCTGATCACCAGCATCTCCAATGTTAGATGTCTGAGCAGATCCATCGCTTTGTGCTGCCTTTGCTCCTACAGGAGCGGCTGCCTTAGCACCAGGATTTTCTTCTCCATCTGGATCGTCCTCATTTGGAGTAGTGGATGTACCACCTAAATCTGCAGGAGCAGACTGTCCATATGATTTTTCAGCACCAACTGTTGGCATAGGATCTTTCCCGCCACCATTTGATGTCTGTGCATCAGAAACTTGAGATGGTTCGCTACCTGTGCCT